AAAGAAAGTTAAGTCTGGTAAACTTGATTCTGCGATTGTAAACCACAATGGCCGTAAACTAGTTAACAAAGAAGAGGCGTTTAGGTTGTGGGATTTGCAAGCACCACCTAGTAAAGATACAACTGTAAGAAAAAAGCTTAAACAAGAGATAGATAGTAAAAAAGTAGAAGAAATACCTGCATATGGCGAAAGTAAGGCAAAAAGAGAATATTTCTTAGCAGAACTTGCAAAATTAGACGTAGAAGAAAAAAAACAACAGCTAGTTAGTGTAGAAGATATAAAAAAAAGTAGTTTTGCTACTGGTAGATCTATAAGAGAAGCACTAACTAATCTTGCTGATAGATTAAGTCATCAGTTAGCAGGTGAGGATGATGCAACTGTTATACATAATATTATTTCTACTGAACACAGGGAAGCATTAGAGAATTTAGCAAAATGAACGCATGGGAAGAAGGGTTTTTTGCAGGTTTAAAGCCACAAGAACAACTTACAGTAAGTGAATGGTCTAATAAATATAGAGTTTTATCAAGTAAAAGTTCTAGTGAACATGGAAAGTATAGAGTTGAACGAACACCATACCTAAAAGAGCCTATGGACTGTCTTAGTACGCAAAGTCCGATACAACGTGTGGTGTTAATGTTTGCGGCTCAAAGTGGAAAAACAGAATTGCAAAATTGTTTTGCAGGTTATGTAATAGATCATGCCCCTGCGCCAATGTTGCTTGTACAGCCTACTGTTGATATGAGCAAAAGATTAAGTAAACAAAGAATAGAGCCAATGATAAATGATACACCTTGTCTAAATAAAAAAATTGCACCTGCTAGAAGTAGAGATAGTGGTAATACATTATTTAGTAAAGAGTTTCCTGGTGGGATGATGATTATAACAGGTGCTAACTCAGCAACAGGATTAAGATCAACACCATGTCGATATATAAGCCTAGATGAGGTGGATGCGTTTCCATCTGACGTATCAGGGGAAGGTGATCCTGTAGCACTTGCGGAAAAAAGGGCAACAACATTTAGTACACGCAAAAAGATACTACTTACATCTACACCTACAATTAAAGATTTTTCAAGAATAGAGAATGAGTATCTAACATCAGACCAGCGTTTATACTACGTACCAGCACCTTGTTGTGGAAAATATCAAGATTTAAGGTGGAAACAACTACAGAAAGAAGATGAAAAGAACCCTAAATATAAATGTATACATTGTGGTGAATTATTTGACGAAACACATAAGACAAAAATGCTAAGAATGGGTGAATGGCGAGCAATGAAAGAAGGCGATGGAGTGACAGCAGGTTTTAGGCTAAACGGTCTTTATTCACCATTGGGTTGGCTGTCTTGGAGTGAAATGCTTATGGAGTTTAACAAAGCAAAAGGAGATGCTCCACTAATTAAAACTTTTGTTAACACTAGGTTAGCTGAAACATTTGAGACAGATTATGTGAGTGCTATGAGTGCAGAGGGATTGTTAAAAAGATGCGAGAGTTATGAGCAGGCAACCTGTCCAGAAGGTGTATTGTTTCTCACTCAAGGAATAGACTGCCAGATAGATAGATTAGAAGTTAGTACCTGGGGATGGGGAAAAGGGGAAGAGGCGTTTTTGATAGATCATGTGCAGTTATGGGGCGACCCTCATCAGGCAGATGTCTGGAAACAGTTGCAGATAGTTATTAATCAACAATATGAGCATGAAAATGGTACTAGCCTTGTACCTGTAATAAGTGCAATTGACTCAGGTGGTCTACATACAAGCGAGGTATACCAGTTTGCAAGAGAAAAGGTAGCGCAGGGTGTTATTGCAATTAAAGGTCAATCACAACCTAACAAACCAGCTATAGGTAGACCGACAAGAGTAGATATTAATTTTAGAAAAACTAATAAAGCTATAAAAAAAGGTGGTCTTGTATATCCGTTAGGAGTAGACACAATAAAAAACACACTGATGGGCAGATTAAAAAATAATAAGATTGGCAGTAATGGTTATATACATTTCCATGCAAGTACAAATGAAGAATATTTTAAACAGATAACAGCAGAAAGACAGATACTAAAAACAACAAAAACAGGGTTTCAAGTTCCACAATGGGTTAAAAAAGCAACAACTCGTAATGAGTGTTTGGACACTTGGGTATACAGTTACGCTGCTATGTGTTTTTATATAAGTAGATTTAATAGAAATACGGTGTGGGAGCAATTAGAAAAACAATTTAATGAACCTAGTAATGTAGATAAGCCTAAAAGAGCTACAATAAGAACAAAATCTAAAAAAGATTTCGTAAACTTCTGGTAAAACTATGTGGAAATCTGACCTACCAAGTATTATAACTGCTGGAACTACTATTGAATGGGTAGACGAGGCTACAACTGCTGGAATAAATGAAACTATAAGTAGTCCAGATTGGACATTAGAATATTATTTAAGAACAAATACAGCAAGTGAAGGTCATACAGTACAAGGTACACAATATGCAAATAGTACAGGATGGCAGTTTATAATAAGTGCTACAGATAGTGCAGGTTTTGACGCTGGTAACTGGTTTTGGGCTGCTAGAGCCTTTAAAAGTGGCAAAGTATTCCAAATAGGCACAGGGGAATTAGAAGTTAAGCAATCTTTACAATATTCTGGAACACCTGCTGCAATCGATAATAGAACACAAAATGAAATTGACCTAGATGCTGTAACTGCTGCGATTCGGGCTATAATATCTGATAAAGCGTCAGAATACTCAATAGGAAACAGAAGATTCAAGCGTATAGATTTACCAGAACTTAGAGCAAGAGAAGCGGAACTAAAAAGTAGAGTTTTTAGCGAAAAAAGGTATAGTTTAAAGAGTCAGGGTCTAGGCGACCCTAAAAACCTCTATATACGCTTTTAGGAGACTTAAATGGGCTTAAAAAACGCTATCAAAGGCTTATTTACATCTGATAACACCCTAAATAGCCGTAGAAATAGGTTAAAAAGAATGTATGCAGGTGCAAGAGTTGATAGAACTAACCTTGGATGGGTTACACCATTATCTTCACCTGATCAAAGTTATAAAAATTCAATTGAAACTCTTAGAAAAAGAGTACATGACTTAGTTCGTAATAATAATTATGCTGCACAGGCTGTAAGATACGCAACTAATCAAATTGTAGGTCAAGGTGTAACAATGCAAGCGCAGATAAAAAGTCAAAGAGGCGGTTCACCTAATACAAGACTAAATGAGTCTATAGAAAGCGAATGGAGTAAATGGGGTAGGAAAGATAGCTGTGATATTCGTGGTGTTCTTTGTTTTTCTGAGCTTGAAAGGCTTGCAGTAAGGTCAATGATAGAAAGCGGTGAATGTTTTATCGTTATACATAGAAAAGCATACGGTAGAAGCAAAATACCTTTTTCATTAGAGATATTAGAGGCAGAACAACTAGACGCTGACTATAAAGGAGTAAAAAAAGATCCTAAAAACGTATGGCGATTAGGTATTGAGCTTAGTCCAGAAGGCAGGGCAGTTAGCTATGCGTTTTTAAAGAAACACCCTGGTGATACTACATTTGAAACACCTGTAAGAGATAGAAGGCATATTATTGTGCCAGCAAAAGATGTAATACATTTATTTATGCCGTTAAGACCAGGCCAACATAGGGGCGTACCATTTTTGGCAAGTGCTATAAATCATTTACATCAACTTGATGGCTATATTGAGGCCACAGTAGTCGGACAACGTGCATCGAGTGCCTTAATGGGCTTTATCACAAGTCCAGAAGGTGAACTAGACGCAGGTGGTGAAGTCTTTGACTATGAACGTGTTACAGCGTTTGAGCCTGGTAGTTTTAAATATCTAGCTCCTGGCGAAAGTATATCTGTACCTGATCTTGATAAAGCAAGTGGAGAGTTTGAACCTTTTGTAAGGTCAATGTTAAGAAGTATGGCAAGCGGTTTAGGGTGCAGTTTTGAGGCAATTAGTTCTGATTACAGCCAATCTAATTACAGTAGTAGTAGGTTAGCAATGATGCAAGACCGAGATCATTGGAGAACAATACAAAAGATGTTAAAAGAGTCTTTTTACCAGCCTATATACGAATACTGGTTAGAGATGGCTGTATTAAGTGGTACTTTATCATTGCCAACATATTCAACGACACCGGAAGTATATGAAAAGGTTAGATGGGTTTGTAGGGGATATTCCTATGTAGACCCACAAAAAGAGGTAGCGGCTGCTAAAGATGCGGTACGGTGTGGATTCAAAACATTAACAGATGTTGTTAGTGAAAATGGTGGAGATATTGAAGAGTTGCTAATAGCAAGACAGGCAGAACTAGCAAAACTTGATGAAATGAATATTGTGACCGATTCAGACCCAAGTGCAACTAACAAATCAGGTGGCTCACAATTTAAGCCAATAAATACTATTGATCCTTTTGGTGATACAGACCCACCAACAGGAGATGATGCACAAAACGTATCGGAGGAAGCAAGTGGCAACTATTAATGGCATAGAGATAGATCTTATGCCTACAGCAGGTATGAGGGAAGAAGCACAAAGGTATAGAGATTGGAAATCAGAAGGTGAAGGTGGTGGTACAGAAGTTGCAGCAAGAAGGGCAACACAAATATTAAGCGGTAATGAATTAGCACCTGATGTTGTTGTTGCTATGTCAGCATGGTTTGCAAGACATGAAGTAGATAAAGAGGCAGAAGGATTTAGACCTGGTGAAGATGGATACCCTAGTAATGGCAGAGTAGCGTGGGCTGCATGGGGTGGTGATGCAGGTAAAAGTTTTTCTGATGCAAAATCAGCTAGAATAAAAGAATTAAGAAACAATGATGCTATGCCTAAAACAAAACGTACAGCAAAACGTGCAGAAGCAGGTGAATTATCTGTAGGTGATTACGTTCAGTGGAACTCAAGCGGTGGTACTGCAAGAGGCCAAATAGATCGTATAGAACGCGATGGAACAATAAATGTACCTGATAGCAGTTTTGAGGTTAATGGCACAGAAGATAATCCAGCTGCCTTAATCACTGTTTTTAGAGAAAATGATGGTGAGTATGAGGCAACAGATGTACAAGTTGGACACAGATTTAGTGCGCTTACTAAGATAGATTCATTAAGAAGTGTTACAAAAGTATTAAAACGTAGTGGTGAAACATCTTTTTCTGCAAAAGAAGAAAATACATACGAATTTAGCTTTTCTAGTACATACCCTGTAGAAAGATCATTTGGTACTGAAATACTAAGCCATGACGAGGGTGCAATAGATTTCAGTAGATTAAATGGAGGAGTCGCGCCAGTGTTATGGAATCACAACATGGATTCTGTTATAGGTATTGTTCGTAATGCATATCTTGATAAAGAAAAGAAAAAAGGTCGTGCAGTTGTTGAATTAAGTAGAAATGCAAAGGCACAAGAAGTTAAAAGAGATATAGATGACGGCATTTTAAGCGCAATTAGCGTAGGTTATCGCATTTTAGAGATGGAAGAACGTGAAATAAACGGATCTAACGCTTTTCTCTGTACTCGCTGGGAACCACACGAAGTATCGGTTGTTGCAAGTCCAGCAGCACCAGATGTAGGTATTTCAAGAGGATTAATTGATGAAAACACTATGCCTAGTGTTAAAAAACAAGATATGATAGACAGTAAGCGTGTATACGCTGCGTCTACTGACGCACAACAGCCCAATTCAAAAAAACATTCAATTATGGAAAAAGAGCAACTTGATCTAGAAGTTGTGCGTAGTGAAGCTACAAAAAAAGCAGCTTCCGCAGAGCGTACAAGAATTAGAGAGATTAACGCAATGTGTTCTAAGCGTGGTTTCGATGACCTAGCAGAACAGTTAATTAACAATGGTTCATCTGTAGATTCATGCAGAGCAGCTATCTTAGAAAGAATAGATGCAAAGCCTGTAGAAACAGCAAAGCCTATTGAAGAGCAGCTTTCACCAAAAGAAAGAGAGCAGTATGCAAGAGACTACAAAATTACTTCTGGTATTAGAGGTCTTTTAACAGGTGATTGGTCAGATAAGTCATCTGGTTTTGCTAGAGAAATTTCACAGCAGATTGCTAAAGATTCGCAAAGATCAAATAATTCATCTTCTTTGTTTATTCCTTATAGCTCACTAGCAAAAAGGGCTACTTATGTGACTACTGGTGCTACCACAGGAGGCAATATTGTAGCGACAGATTTGCTTGCTGATGATTTTATAGAGGCACTCAGAAATTCAACTGTGATGGTGGGTTTGGGGGTTCAGACACTTTCTGGCCTCGTAGGAGATGTCGCGATCCCCAGAAGAAGCGGGGTTGCCAGTACGGGCTACTTAGCAAATGAAACTACTGCACTATCTCAGGCAGAAAGTACATTTGACCAGATCTCAATGACACCTAAGACTTTAGGCACATTATCTAAGTTTTCTAGAAATATGCTTATTCAGTCAACACCAGGTATTGAAGATCTAGTTAGAACTGATATTCTTGATGGTATTAATGTTGGTCTTGATCTTGGTATCTTAAATGGTTCGGGTTCATCAGGTCAGCCTACAGGTATTATGCAAACATCTGGTATTGGTTCTGTTGCAATCGGTACTAATGGTGGTGCTATCACAGTAGATAAGCTAATCGACCTAGAAACTGCAATCATGGAAGATAATGCAGGTGTTAACGCTGATTCTATTTCTTATGTAACTAACGCTAAAGTGATGGGTGCAATTAAGAAACTTAAGACATCTGGCGGTGAGTACTTAGTTAACAACAACCTACAGGCATTAGGTAGAGGTGCTACACCTGTTGCAGTTAACGGTTATCCTTTAGCTATGACAAACCAAGTACCTAGTAACCTAACTAAGGGTTCTACATCTGGTACTTGTTCTGCTGTTGTCATGGGTGACTTTAGCCAGGCAATTCTAGGCTTATATGGCTCTGGAATAGAAATAACTGCGGGCGAGGATAGTGACGACTTCGCTAAGAACCTCGTAAGTATTAAAGGTGTAGTTGCATTTGATGTTGCTGTAAGACACGCACAGTCATTTGCTGCAATCTTAGACGTAACCACATAATTGGTTTACTATATGGGGTAGCTATCTACCCCTTTTTTTTATGAAAATTAAGTGTCTAAAAAGTGTTTGTGCAAGTGGTGTTGGTTTAGAGGCTGGCAAAACTTATGATTTATCTAGTGCAGATGCTTCTTTCCTTATCAGTATTGGTAAAGCAGAAGAGTATAAAGAAACAACAAAACCTAAAAAAACAACAACAAAAAAGTAAATGCCATTTACTGAAGATGCAACAACACAAAATGTATATTTAAATGATTTTGGTGTAAGTTGTACATCAGGTGGTACAACAGGTCTTGGTATCTTAGAGCAACCAGATCAAATATTAGCTGGCGATATGATAATAAGTACTGAATATGAATTGACAGCAAAAACATCTGATTTTGGTACTTTAGTTTCTGGCGATAGTATTACTGTTGATAGTGTTGCTTATACTGTAAGAGAATTAAGAAAAGAAAATGATGGTGTATTTTGTCGTATTAGTCTACAGAAAACCTAATGGCTACTAAAAGAGAAACAATATTAGCAAGAATCGCAACAGTGCTTGCTGGTACTACAGGTGTTTCTGATCGTATTTTTAGAAGTCGTACAACTGCTTTTACAAGAGGAGAAACACCATCAATAGTTATTGAGCCACAAAGAGATACTGTAGACCAAATGACTTCTTTACCTACTTTAGACCATCAACTTACAGTAAGAATTAGTGTAATTGTAAGAAGTGGTACACCACATCAAACAGCAGATCCTACCGTAGAAAATATGCATAGTAGATTAATGGCAGATTTAACACTGAATGGTAATGCTATTGATATACAACCTGCTGATACTTCTTTTGAATTTTTAGATGCGGATCAATCTGGCGGTATAATCGGCTGCGAATATGAAATTAGATATAGAACAAATATAGACGATTTAAGTACATGATAGTTACATTATTCTTATAAAGGTTTATGATATGTACATAGTGTCTATTAGTTAAATGCCAAAACTTCATAGAAAAAGATCTTTATTAGCAAAGATAGAAAGCAGTTACGGAACTGACCCTACTGCAACTGGTTCGGCTAACTATGTAGAGGTAGTTGATTTAGAAATTGAACCACTAGCTAGTGAGGAGGTAGAACAAGAAACAATTCGCCCTTACGTTGGAAACTACCCCGTCTTGTTAAGTCAGACAAGAGTCAATGTAAGTTTTGGCGTTTATATGGTGGGTTCTGGGAGTGCAGGCACTAGCCCAAAATATGACCCTATTCTCAAGGCATGTGGTCTAAGTTCAAATATCGTGTCCTCAACTAGTGTTACCTATACACCCTCAACATTAGCTTCACAAGATAGTGTAACTCTATATGTAAACTATGATGGTGTAAGACATAAGGTGACAGGCTGTCGAGGTACATTTACAATTAGTTGTGCAGTAAACGAAATACCACGCATAAATTTTGAAATGCAGGGAATATTTAATGCACCAACCGACACGGCACTTCCGACTGTGACCAAATCTCTCCAACCCGATCCTGTGCTTTTTAAAAATGGCAATACAAGTAGTTTTTCAGTATTTGGTTTTGCAGCAGCTTTGCAATCATGGGAATTAGAATTTGCAAATGAAGTTATTTATAGAGAACTCGTAGGCGGTACAAAAGAAGCACTAATTACTGACCGTAGGCCATCTGGAACAATGGTTATCGAAGCAGTTGCACTGTCATCAAAAAACTTTTTCTCTACAGCTTTAGCAACTTCTACAGGTACTAATACCTGGGTACATTCTGGTGGTGCTGGTAATATTGTTACTGTTTCATGTCCACAAACTGATTTAGGACAGCCTACCTATGAAGATTCTGACGGAATCACTATGTTAAATTTACCCTTCTACGCAACACCTACAGATGCAGGCTCAGATGAATTTTCGCTTGCTTTTACTTAGTTGCATAGTTATAGAAAAGGGTATACCCTAGAAGAGATTATATAATTTTTATGTTTATTTTAAAAAAAGAAGCAACTTTCACACAGCCTATTAAATTTTTTACGCCTTCAGATGGTGGAGTACAGAAAGAAGAATCATTTGAGGCAATTTTTAAAATTATTCCACAATCTAGAATTAATGAAATAAGAGAACAAGCAGATAAAAAGCAAAAAGAACTTGATCAAGGTATAACAGATGGTGAGAAAATTAGTGATGTTCTCATAGCAGACGAGATATTAGTTGGATGGGAGGGTATCTCGGATGGAGAAAAAGAAATACCTTATTCAAAATCAACAAAAAAACTTATATTAGAATTTCCCATGTTAGCAAATACATTAGTTGAAGTATACTTTGCAGAGCTAACAAAACAAAAAACAAAAAACTAGAAGGGGCTGCATTATTTTGGTGCGGTGATGAAGTAATAGATAAAACAGCAGAAGATGATGCCGTACTATTTGATCAGCCCATAAAAAAGAAAAAAGAAAAAGATTTCTATATATTGCCTGAGAACTGGCTTACAATGGAAGTATTCATAATGGTGCAAACACAATGGCGAATGGATGGTGGTGTAATTTATGGATTGGATTACAATGCAATAAAATGGATTTTTGATTTGAAAAAAGATGAAATAAAAAAACCTTTAGAAATACTTGCTGACTTACAGGTATTAGAGGGTAAAATAGTAGAAACAATAAACGAAAGAAATAAATAATGGATTTAGCAACAACCTATACAATTAAAGCGAAGGTAACAGGTCAAGAATCTATAAACGGCCTTAATAAGGGTTTAGGGAAAGTAAAAGAATCATCTAATAAGGCAGCAGCATCTTTTAATAAACTTAAATCTGCTGGTAGTAGCCTTATGGGTGTATTAGGTTCTATTGGTGCTACTGCTGCTGTTACTGGTTTTTTAAAAGCTGGTATAGATATGCAAAGGACACAAAAAACTTTAAAAATATTAACTGAAGAATACGGTGAACATGAGCGAGCATTAGAATTTGTCGATGAAGCAGCAGAAAGATTTGGTATTGGTCAACAAAAGGCTGCTAGAGGGGTTGCAGATCTTTTTGGTAGATTAAGACCTATGGGAATATCTCTTGAACAAATACAAGATACATATTTAGGTTTAAATAATGCAGCGTTAAAAATGAATTTATCAACTGCTGACACTGAAGGTGCAATGTTACAGCTTAGTCAAGCATTGGGAAGCGGTGTTTTACAAGGTGATGAATTTAGGTCAATTATGGAAAGATTACCTGCAATTGGGCAAGCTGTTGCGGATGTTATGGGTGTTAATCAAAAAGAATTAAAACAATTAAGTAGTGATGGTGAACTTACAACAGAGAAGATTATTGCAGCTATGCAAAGATTAAAAGAAATGGAAGTCCCACCACCTGACTCATTTAAGTTATATGTCAAAGCTATGCAGAATTTTTCTACTTTAGTAGGAACTAAATTATTACCTGCATTCACACCTTTTGTAAATTTTTTAACAAGTATCCTAGAAAAGTTTGCAAATTTACCCGCACCTTTACAAACAATTATTGCAGGCGTAACAGCATTATCAGCAGGTTTAGTTATTATTGCACCTGCTTTAGGTTTAATTGTTACAGGTTTAAGTGCAATAGGATCTGTTATAGGTGCTGTTATTCCATTATTTGCGCCTATATTAGCTGGTGGTGCAATACCTTTAGCAATTATAGGTTTAGGTGTTATAATATTCAAATTTAGAGATCAAATAGGGCAAGCATTTGCAGCTATAGGGCAATTTATTTACGCACCATTTCAACCATTTGTACAGTTTATAGGAAATATTTTTAGTACTGCAATAAATATTGCTCAAAATGCATTCGGTAGGTTGCCACTAGTAGTACAGAACGCAGTAAGGGCAGCAACAGCACCATTAAGAGGATTTATAAAATTTTTACAACGCATTTTAAGTTTGTTAGCAAGAGTTAGAGGTGCTAGAGCGCAAGAACAAGGCGCAGGTTCATCATCATCAACTACCACAACTACCTCAACCTCATCTTCTAGCAGTTCATCAACATCACCTTTTTCACCAGAGTTTTCATCAAATTTTACAACACCTTTTACATCAGGGTATGGCGAATCTGGTCAAGACATGAGTTTTGAAAATACAGGTTTCCGACCAAGTTCTACTGTTGATCTTCCAGAATTTCAAGGTGGGTCAAATTATATACCCTCAAGCAATTCCAGTAATTTAGATGTACGAGAATTGCCAAGTGGAGGTTTTTCAATAACAAATAATAACAGAAATAGAAAACCCCCTAACGTAAATATACAAACTGGAGATGTAAGAAGTTTTGAAGGTACTAATTATGTGACTACACAAGATTTACAAGACGCAGTGCAAAGTGGTGTACAGCAAACTATGAATTTCCTTGAGGCAGATGGTGTTAGGTATCATTTAGGAATGTAATATGGCTAATTTTGATATACTTACATTTCTTGAATATTATTCTGATAAATCTAATGTTCTTGATAGTAATGGTAAAAGACAACCCACATTGGCTTATCAAAATTTTTATCAAACTGAACAATTATTGACAGCAGATTCAGAAGTAAATCAAAGCAAACAATTTAATTATTTAGCCTTTGATGCGAGTGGTTTTTCATCTACAGAAGCATCAGGTATTAATAAACTAACAGTGAATATTGCTGCTACCGCAGATATAATTGATTTAACGGATACGATAATTACAGGTGATATTTTAGTAATTGCTTCTCTGTATATACAATCAATAGGACAAGAAAATATAAGTAATTCAGCAAATTTAATTTGTAGATATATTGGTACTATTGATAATATAAGTATTAATGAGACTACTGTAAAATGGATTGTAACACCTGCTATATCAAGGAAAAAAGCACAAATACCTTCAAAAAAAATAAGTAGTGATTTGATGGGAAGGTTTATTACAATATGAGTAAAATATTATATGCAATAAACATGAAATGTACATTGAAAGATGGTACAACTGTAGAAGACATTAAAGGATTTGTAATTAATAATAAAAGAGTATACATTACAAAAGAAGATGAGGTTCTAACAGGTGATAAAAAAGTACAAAATATTATTGAAGCTGTTATTATTACACATCCTATAAATTTGCAAAAAATACAAATGTTGGAGAATCAGTAGATGGCAAGTACATCAAGAAGAATTGAAGATATTATAGACCCTAAAACAGGTTTTGTTAGGGGAACTAATAGATATATAGGTGGTATAGTAACAAGCCATGGTGGAATGTTGGCTAGAGCGCAAAAGAAAAGTAATAATGGACAAGACGCACAAATATTAGATGAAAGTCTAGATAATTTTAAAAAACCTAATAGCGATTTAGATACAAAACAAAAAATTTGTAAAGCAGGTGAAACAGTACCTATCGTTTTTGGTAAAAGAGTTAATAATATTGGTGGTATTTGGATTCAACCTAATTTAATTAAGGCAGGTACTGAAAGTTTTGTACAAAAACTTCTTTATGTAATATCGCAAGGTGATATTGCTGGTACACCCTCAAAAGCAACAACATATACTGGATTAAATAAATTAACTTTTTTAGATAATGCTTCTTCTATAACACTAACTAATATCTATAACAGCCCAGCCACATTAGCCGCATCACCTACTACTTGTCCTATAAATAATACGGGTCTTTTTTGCGGTAATGATATATATACTTTTTTAAATCCAGTAGTAAAGTCATCGGGCAGTTCTTTAGAAAGAGGAACTGATCTAGCAGCAGATTTTTCTGGTTTTAAAGATTTAACAATTGGTAGTGGTGATACTAGTAACACTACTTTTTTAGCAACATTTCAAGTTTTTGATTCAGAAACAGGTGCTAATGTTACTACCGCATATTTTAATGCTATTGGTCTACCAAGTACTACAGAATTTCGCTTTAACGCCAGATTTGATAGTAACTTTAATGTTATTGGAGGTAGAACTGTAGGAACAGTAGATACTACATTTGCTGCACTAACAGCCCCGCTTACAGGTTCAGCTCTTTCAAATGTATTACAGATTAGTGGTGGTAGGACATTATTTACATTTAAATGGACAGTTACAAGTTTGAATAACCAAACAAATACAAGCAACCCAGCAACTACAGGTACATTAGAAGGTGTTCAACAAGAAGTAACTATTTCTAACAACTCAACGTTACAAAATAGTAGTAATAATAATTCATCATTTGCTGATATTACTTTTTTGGCTACTAGTGGTACTTTATATCAAGAGCCATCATCGGGAACATTTCCAACAACAACTAAGCAATTATATATATTTTATGATCAAGGTGTAAAAGTAGATTTATATAGTGCTGGCTTAAGTGGTTCTAATTATACGAATGCTGCAAGTAATCAATTTATAGATTTAGCTATGTATCTATTTAAAATATATAAAAAAGTTGACGGTACAAATACAGCAGATATAGTAGCACCTGTAAAAATATCAAATTTACAAAGCTTATCTTCATTTTGTAGTAATAACAATATGTTTTTTAATGGAATTGTAAGCAAAAGTGTGAATATTGTGGAATTTATAAGTACCTTTGCACCATATTACTTTTTAGCATTTTTATCTGTTGGAGGTCGGTATGAATTTGCGCCATTGTTACCTATAAATAACAGTAATCAAATTGATACAACTGCAATTACACCTGTTGTTACATTTACAGAAACTAATATTATACCTGGTTCTTTCAAAAAAGATTTCTTCAGTGTAGAAGATAGAAGAAATTTTATTGCAAATTGTATTTATACGCAATGTACACCAACAGATGTGGCAAGAAGAAAAACTGTAACTGTAAAATTAACAGCAACAGACTTAGATTCTCCTACTGAGCAATTTGACATGAGTGATTGTTGCGAAGATGTAAACCACGCAATTTTATACGCTAAATATGAATTAGCAAGACGAAAGCATAGTACACATAACATAAGTTTTGCTACAACATTACTAACAACATCTGTAATACCGACAAATATTATAAAAGTACAATTACAACGAAAAAACAGTGTTGGTGATGATAGAACAGAAATAGAATATTATCAAATTACTAGTATTACTTATGATAATAATGGCGTTAGTAATGTAGAGGCTACACATTTTCCATTAAATAATTCTAATATTGCTGTTATTTCTAATGAAGTTACTTCTGGTTCATTTACTATTTTACAATGACAACATTTCCCGCGTTAGAGCCTGATCGAAGAACACTTGAATATGGTGACTACCCGCAAAATACTCATGTTGGTTTGAGTGGTGGTAATGTTAGATTTTTATTGAACAATAAAAGGGTAGAACAGATTTTAAGACTTACATATAGATTTTTAACTGAGACAGAAGCACAAAGTTTGTTAACACATTTTAATGGACAAAATGGAACAGTAGAATCTTTTGATCTTGCGAGTATTATTTGGTCAGGTTATTCTACACCTCCTGTTAGTAGTAGTAGTTATAAATGGCGATATAGTAAACCGTTTCGTATTGAAATATCAGCACCTAATTTATATAGTACATCTATAGAATTAGTGAGTGTACCTGTATAATGGCTACCTTTCCTTCAATAGTTCCATCTTCTAGGTTATATATACAGGGTAACTTTCCTAATGTATTACAATCATCATTAAGTGGTGCTGTAACAGGTTATAGAAGAGGTAATAGACGTGTTGATCAAACTTTACAACTTAGTTTTTTAAATTTAACAGAAACACAAGTCAATGAAATAAGAACACATTATGATGGTCAAAATGGAAGTTTTGATATTTTTTATCTTTCATCAAGTGTATGGGCGGATTATGCAACACCTCCTGTAGCTTTAGTTAGTGATTTTGCTTGGCTTTATTCAACACCGCCAATAATAACTGATGCTTTTCCTGGTAGGTGGAATGTATCAATAGAACTAAGAACCGTACCAATTAATTCTGGTGATTTAATATTTGACGCTGGCGATTCTTCTGCAACTGCAAGAGCTTATATATTAGATGCCTTAACAAGTAGTTCATCACCTGCTAGAACTAATATAATAGATTCAGGTACTTCTGTTTAAATATGGCAATTACACTTAATGCATTACAAAAGCAAAGAAGAGATACGGCTAGTAACTGGACAAGTAATAATACTGTTTTGTTAGCAGGTGAAATTGGTTGGGAAACAGATACTAGGAAAATTAAAATAGGTGATGGCACTACTGCATGGCAATCATTAGACTATTTACCAATACCTGATGTTAATAGACTGCTAACAGGTAATTTGACAGTAGGCGGTAATTTCACAGTAAATGGAACTACTACAACTATAGATACGACCACACTTACTGTAGAAGACAAAAACATAGAAATAGGCAAAGTTTCAAGTCCTTCAGACACTACCGCCGATGGAGGGGGTTTGACCCTTTTAGGAAGCACAAATAAAACATTTAATTGGTTAGATGCTACTGATAGCTGGACAAGTAGTGAAAATATTGCAATACCAGATAATAAAAAATTTACAGCTGGTGATTCTCAAGATTTACAAATTTATCATAATACAAATTCATATATTGATAATTCTACAGGTATTACATTTATAAGAAATACAGGAACAAATGGTAGTCAAATACAATTATTAAATAACAATAGCGGTTTAAAAATTCAAGGCTTAACAGGAGAGCAATCAATTATTGCAAATGCAAATGGATCAGTAGAGTTGTACCACAATAATGTAAAAAAGGCAGAAACATCAGCAGATGGCTTGGATTTGCCAGATATGAGCAAATTACAACTAGGAGATTCGCAAGATTTACAGATATTTCACTCAGGAAATCATTCTTTTATAAAAGACACTGGAAATGGATCTTTATTTATATGTACAAACAGTTTTCAAGTTAATAATGCAGCAGCTAATGAATCAATAATTGTAGGAAATCAAAACGGTGCAGTAGAACTTTACCACGATAATGTTAAAAAGATTGAGACTTCAGCAGACGGAGTTAATTTACCTGACAATAGCAAATTACAATTAGGCGATTCTCAAGATTTGCAAATATATCATGATTCAATAGCAAGCTACATTGCAGATACTGGACAAGGAGTTTTAAAATTATTAACAGATGGTTTTCGTGTTCGTAACGGTGCGGATAATGAAAATATTATTAAAGGAGATCAAAATGGTGCTGTTGAGTTATACTACGATAACGTCAAAAAAATTGAAACTTCAGCGAATGGAGTTGATGTAACAGGAAATATTGCTGTATCAGGAACAATATCTGGGACATTAGCTAACGGAGTAGTAGCAACTACACAATCAGCCAGTGATAACTCAACTAAAGTAGCAACAACAGCCTATGTAGATAATCAGGTTTCAGCAGGTGGTAGCGGTATATCTAATGTTGTTGAGGACACTACACCGCAGTTAGGCGGCAATCTTGATATGCAAAGTAACAATATAACTGGAACTGGTAATATTAATACTACAGGCCAAATCGGTAGAGATAGTAATGATTACATAGCTTTTACAGATGATACACAGTTAGATGTTTATATAAATGGTAACAATGAATTTAGATTTGAGGCTGACGGTGACTTCCATGCAGATGGTGATGTAATAGCAGAATCTACAACAATTGCATCAGATGAAAAATTAAAAGAAAATATTAATTTAATAATTAATCCTATTGAAAAAATAAAACAAATTAGAGGTGTTACTTTTGATTGGAAACGTGACGGCAAAAAAAGCGCAGGTGTTATAGCGCAAGATATTGAAAAAATATTACCAGAAGCTGTTAAAGAAGTACAAGGTTTAAAAGATGATGAAAGTTATAAAACAGTTAACTATAATTCGTTAATATCAATATTAGTTGAATCAGTGAAAGAATTAACAGCAAGAGTTGAAGAATTAGAGGCTAAATAAATGGCATTACAATCTAGCGGTCAAATAAAAATGACTGATGTAAGCGGTGAATTTGGTGGTAGCGCACCACATACATTAAAAGAATATTATGGTGTAGCGTCAGGCGTACCTAGTGCTGGAGAAATATCTTTAAAAGATTTTTATGGAACTTCTAGTGTTATTGTGCAATCAGCTACAGATGGACAAACAAATCAAAATCTATCTACTGTATTTGGCAGTGCATGGGGTCAAAGTACTAACAAAGAATACCAAGTGGGAAGCGGTGTAGAAATTGGTGGTATTGGTGCAAGTAATAATCAAGCTGCAATTTATGTGCCAAGTGGTTTAGGTGGTAATTTAACTATTGTTGTAACTGGTACAGTAACAGGCCATGGTGGTGATGGTGGTGGAGAAGGTGAAGGCGCACCTGGTGGTGCATTTGGTGGCGGTGGCGTACAACAGGAAGGAGGAGATGGCGGAAATGGTGGTCATGCAATCTTTTTAGAATCTAATGGCGTGACTGTACAAGTTAAAACAGGTGGAACATTACGCGCAGGCGGTGGCGGTGGCGGTGGCGGTGGCGGTGGTAATAGAAAAACAGGTGGTTTTGGTGGAAATAGGTCAGGTGGTGATGGTGGCGTGGGCGGTAATGGTGCTGGTTATCAGCAAAGTCAACAAAACGGTGGCGGTGATCATGGAGGTCAATCTGGTGGTTACGAAGGTGGTGATGGTGGTAATGGTGGTGATTTTGGACAAGCTGGTCAAGATGGTGCATCAGGGCAAGCTAGATTTAGTTCACAAGCTGCTGCTGGTGGTGAAGGCGGTAGCCCAGGTACTGCAAGATTGCATGCTTCTGGGATCTCTAGTACACTTGACAACGAAGGGGGTACAGTTCAAGGCTAATTATGAAATTTAAAATTAATGATGTTACAACAGAAAAAATTGTAGTTGAATATGAAGATGGTGTTACAGCTGAAATACCTGCCATATATGGCAAAGATAAAGCCTATTACGCAGAAGAAATAAAAAAATCTTACGTTGTTAAACAAACTATTTCAATAGATGATATACCTTATAAAAAAGGTGATCAAGGTACAGTGGGTGATGATATACCTGTAGATACAACTAAACATGATTACAAAATAGGTCGTGATTATTGTTATCCCGATGGCTATGAATTAGTAAATGCTTTATATCTATCTCGAAATGGTGATTCTACAGCGCAAACAGCCGTAGATGCACATATAAAGTTAGTAAATGATGGAATACCAGCAAATTCAACTACTTATACAGAAGAAGAAATAGAGGCAAAATTAACTGAATTTAAAAAAGATTCTGCATTTATACAGTAAAAGATTTACAAATAAACTTAATGAATCAGACCTTACATACGCCTTTTTCTAGGCCAATAATGGTTCAAAAACTACCAAGTCACAAAGAATTTAAAAAAGTAATAGTTCCAGAAATAATTAAAAAATATGAAAACAGAACTAATGATAGAGCTGGATGGAGTAAATACTGTAATACTTGGGCAACTAAAGCAATGGGATTAGATTTAATAGAAAATGAGTTAAAATCTTGTATAAATTCATGGTTTAGTTTTTTTTCTTATCCATTTATTAATTACACATTAGATGCTTGGTATAATGTACATACATGGAATATGCATCAAAATATACACACACATATGAGTGCTAGTAATGTTTTGTCTGGAATTTATTATATACAACTACATCCTTATGATTACACAGTTACTTTTTTAGATATGAATAATAGATATATGGAAATGGCTAGAGGAATAGATCTCGCGCCAAAAAATCCTATGCTTAGTGAAGAATTTGAGCCAGATTTAGGAGAAGGAGATCTTATATTATTTAGGCCTGATACATATCATTTAGTATTGCCAGCAGACAAAAAACATGATCAATATAGAATATCATTAGCATTTAATGTAGTAGCGTGAAAACAGGTATAGAAAAATTCACTAATATTATTGACAAAAAACTTTGTATACAACTTATAGATTATTTAGAAACAAATATAGAATATGCAGTTGATCGCCATCATGGTCAAAACTATGAAAATGTTGAATGTAAACAAACAGTTTTACCAAATCAATCAGATTTAGATCTACAAGTAAAAAAAAGTATGTATAAAATAACTGATGCATATGCAAAAATTTATAAATGGTTTGGGTGCCATAGTGATAGTGGATATCAACTTAGAAAAATTACAGGCAAGACTAAAACACACGTTGATAATATTTTTACAAATAACGTACAAACAAGAAACAAATTAAGAATTATAAGTGTAATTATTGGATTAAATAATGATTTTGACAACGGTGAATTTAGTTTTCCTTATCAAGAATATAAAACAACCCTAAAACGTGGTGAGGCTTTAGCATTTCCAGTATATTTTACATACCCACATGGCGTTGATGCCCCTACAAATGGTTTTAGATATACTATAAATACATGGTTTTTTGAAAACCCTAGAAGTCCAATGTTAGGTTAGTAAATATTATTTAAAACACTTAATTAACTTTATCTTGCATCTGCCTTGTAATTAAACTCATGCTTACATATAAGGGTGCAATAGCGCATATAGCCATAAAAGTTATAATAGTAACAGGTACTAATGCTTTTAAAAACGCTTCTTTAATCATGCAGAAAATAATTAATGCAATAGCCTGTATTTCATTTGTTTTAACACTAGGCTCTATTACTTCAGTTTACTTTGGTTATAAATACATAACAAGTCCAAAAGGACAGGAAAAAATTAAAAAACAGATATTAAATGAACTAAAAGGTAGTATGCCTAATCTAATAAATAAAGAACTACCTAAATTTACACAACCTGCATTGCCTACAAAGCCAAAAACAAAGCTTAGTATTTAATGACAGAAATAAATATAATACCAAGTTCGGCTATACCACGCATACCTGTAATAAATATACCTGTAGAGCAATCTTTACCTAATACAAAGCATATAACAAGGACACTACCACCAACCCTTACAATGCCTTGTGTAACTTTTAGAAATGATGGTACAAAAAACAATCAATTATTTATAGATGACCCTAGCGGAAACAGGTTTGTATGTCCAATTCCTTCTTATGTACCATTACAGTATGACAAGAAAAAAATATTACTTGTAGAAGAAGCAAAACCACCTACAAACGTAGAACCACCCGAAACTGATGTAGAAGAACCAGAAGTACCAAAAATACCAGAAGAAGATAAGGTAGAATGTCCTGATCCAAAAAAAAATAATCCTAGAATAGGCGATTTAAATGCAAAAGGTACAGAAAAAGTTACTGGTTTTTTATGGGTAGAAGAAACAAAAGAATGTGTAATACAATGGGAACCTACAACAGCAGTAGAAAAGTATTTACCTTCTATAAATACAGTATCAACAACTTTTGCAGTGACTATCGTTGCAACAACGGCTGCTACATTAACACCTTTGTTAAATAGAGTTCTTAAACCATTGTTTAAACAACTTTTAGCTAGAATTAAAAAATTATTTGGTAAAAAAGGTACAAAGTTTGAAGGAAAGAAGCCTATCAAGAGTAAATTGACTAAAAATAGCTAAAATTAAGTTGAGGCTTGCATAACATAGGGGTATACCTCATACTGTATGTAACTATTGTTCTTTATTACTTTACTGCTATGTCATTTGAAGAAGAACTAGAACAAATTGATAGAGAAGAATGGCTATCTAGGTTTGATGATCGGCAAGTAATGATGGCTGCAAGAATGTTTCTTGAATGGCTGTACCATTTACCTGATGATTGGCAACCAAAAGAATATACAGAATTTACACTTTGAATATGAACACGCAACCAGAACAATTATTACGCCAACTTAAGGTATTGCAATTACAGAAAAAAGAAATTGATATGCAGATAACAGAGAAGAAAATGGTATTAGAGAAATATTATTTAGAAGGTATTATTATGAGTACTTTTAGTATTGATGGTGTAAAAGTAACAAGAAAACGTAAACCAGAAAAATGGGAATATAGTAATAAAACAAATCAATTTAGAAAAGATATGATAAATGCGATTGAAGATAAAGAACAACAAGAAAGAGAAGAAGGAATAGCTGTTAAATTAGAAACTGGTTTTACATGGGCTATGAGATGAAAACAACAGAACGTGTACTGAATGCCTTACAACGAGTAAAAGAGTTACTATCATTAATATCTGATTGGACTAAACAGCCAAAAGAAGAGGACTTATTAACAAAAGAATTTAGAGAAAAAAAATTGAAAATGATAGAAGATTTGTATAAGCAGTTAGGTGAACTTAATGATAGATATATGTTTAACCATAATTCAGAGTTTGCTACTAAAGAATATATTGTTCAATATGACGAACTTAAGAAAAAAATATATGATCTTGAAAAATGAATAGTATAGATAATATCAGAACACCACAAAGAATAAGAACAAGATTTATTGCTTTTACAGCATTGTTATTGTCATCTATAACTTTTATTTCTGGTTTTTTAGTTTTTTTATATATGAAAAGTCCAGCTTTTGAAAATCAGTTATTAGGACAAGTTATGAAACATATGGATTGGATCGTTAAAAATGAGTTTGAAAATCAGATAAAGAAATTAAAACCAAGACCTGTTGTTGACCCAAATGACGAAAATGCGTGGTTTTGGAATTACATAAAAGAAAGAAATAAAGAATATATAGAATATGAAACTAAAGGTAAATGGCAATAACATGAACCCACAAAAAAATAAAGGCGATAGGGCAGAAAGAGAAGCCTGTATATACTTAACAGCAGCTACAGGACATATAGTAGAAAGACGTTTTGGTGCAGGTCAGGATAAAGATAAAGGTGATTTAGTTGGTATTCCTAATACTGTTGTACAGTGTACTGACATGAAAGATAAATCCGAAGCAGTACTAAGAAAACCGAGAGAAGCGGAAATACAGCGTATGAATGCAGGTGTAGATCATGCAATAACTATGGTTAGATTTAATAAAAGACCAGGATGTGCAGAAGGTGATAACTGGCGTGTTGTTATGACTATTGAACAGTATGCAAGATTAATAAAATGAAGGTATTGGTAGCCTGTGAATATAGTGGTAAAACAAGAGACAGTTTTATCAGAAATGGACATGATGCCATAAGTTGTGATTTCTTACCTACAGAAAGACCAGGTAAACATTATCAAGGTGATGTAAGAGATATTATTAATGATGGTTTTGATTTGATGGTTGCACATCCGAGTTGCCAGCACCTTGCTTGTAGTGGTGCAAAACACTTTTTTAGAAAGCAGAAAGAACAGAAAGAAGCATTAGATTTTGTTCGTTTACTTATGAACTGCAACATACCTAGATGGTGTATAGAAAATCCTATTAGTGTTATTAGTAGTGCTATAAGACCACCAGATCAGATAATACAACCTTATGAATATGGTGACCCTTTTCAGAAATCTACCTGTTTATGGTTAAAGAATTTACCATTACTAAGACCTACAAAGATTGTTGATAAGGGTGAGTTTTATATATCGCCTAGTGGTAAAAAATTACCTGCCTGGTATGCAAAAGATAATAATGCAAAAAATAGAAGCATGACATTTGATGGCATTGCAAATGCATTTGGAGATCAATGGGGTGATGAAAACAGACTACCTGTACCAGTAGAACAACTAAGTTTATTTTAATTACTTGACAGGGGTATACCCTAGATATATACTAAAAGAGTACACAACACCGAGAGGTTTTCCAAATGAACTACAACACAAATGTTCACTATCTCACTTTTCCATCAACAAAAAGATTAAGAGATTTAGCTAAAGAAACTTTAAAGGCTGATAAATTTAAAACTGCTTATGAAGATAAGCATACAAATAAAAAATCTTTTTGGTTAGTAAAAGATGAAGGTATTTATGTAATGAGTTGCTATGAGGGTCATAAAAACATAGTAGCTTTTGCTAGAGGATATAATCCTAATACTTTAGATAGAAATGAAGTTTGGGATAAAGCAAATGATGTAAGTAGAGATGACTTTGCTGAAAATATACCTCTAAATGAAACTATGCTTAATAATTTAATTAATGGACAAAACCTACATATTCATATGAATGATGAAGAAATTAAAACAATGGTATGGGGTTAAACAATGCAAAACTTTTTAATGATACTTTCAGCTACAGGGTTGTTTTATACAGCCCTATCATCAACTCTATATAACATGACAGTTGCAGATTGTAATGCAGGTATAGAACTAGCCTGTAAGGAGGTAAACAAATGAAAAAACCAAGAAAACAAATTAGAAATTTTGAACAAAATTTTTCTAAACAAACAATGGAAGAAATAAATGACATTATTGCAGATCATTTAATTCCTACTTCTATGTGGGATTCTGATAAATATTGCAGTATGTCATGGAAAATTACTGTTAATTTACAAACATGGCAGGATTTAGAGGAGGTAAACAAATGAGTCTACAAGTACTAATAGTTGGTTCACAAGATAAACGTGATAACAGACCACATGAGGCATTTATAGAACATTTTAATGCTAATTACATGAGCTATTTTCGTTTAGGTACATTAAACAATGTAGATTCCTGTGGCACTAGATCAGTTTACATATATACAAAAGATGGATCTGGTAATTATGACAAAGCAACAGATATACCTAAAGATATATTTGAACATTTAGGTATTGCAATGAAAATGTGTAATGTACCTGTACATTTATTTCTTAGGCAAGAAGATCCTGGCCTTGCAATAATACTTCCGCAAGATAATCCTGATAATGGATTTAGTTATAGACAAAACAAACCACTTGAGGCTTTCGCATGACTACATTTGTACCTATAACACGTTTTTCAAGATGTAAACGCTATGCAGGGGCAAAAATACAATGCCCCAACTGCAAAAACATAGGCAGAGTTTATCATCTTTCATGGTCAGCTTTACAATGTCAAAACTGCAAAAAATCTATTGAAAAATATGATTGGCTAATAGAAAAAGGTCAGTATTCTAAAAATTAATTAATAGTCCTAGATATGACTATAAAAGGTCTAAACATATCCGTTAAGGATTTACACATTCACTCCGTTAAGGTATTTTATTATGGCACTAAACAGCTATCAAGTCACAGTTAATGGTACTGCTGGCTTACTTTGTTCAAACGTACAAAACTCTGATCCATTAGGTGAAGGAGCAAAACAAAAAGCATTTTTCTCTAGTAAGAAAAAGAAA